CGCAGTTCTATCTTGAGCGCAGCAATCCGCCGACGCTGAAACTGTGGCCCGTTCCGCAAGCCGCTGGCACTACGCTGCTGTATTATCGTATGCGAACCCAGCAGGACGCGGGCGCATTTATGAACTCGCTCGACGCGCCGGGTCGCCTGCTTGAAGCAATCGCTTCTGGCCTTGCTGCCAAGCTGGCCGTCAAGTTCGCCCCCGAGCGTGCGCAGATGCTGACCGAGATGGCAGTCAACGCTTACACGGCAGCAATCAAGGAAGATAGGGAGCGAGTAACCGTGCGGTTTCTGCCTTCGCTTGGCTTCCGATGAGACGCCGGAAATACGTCTATAACAGCATCGACCCCCAGCCGCGCGCCATCTGTGACCGCTGCGGATTTCAGGTCGCGCACAACGAACTTCGAGAACAGAAAGAGTATCGCGGCGGCGACACTCCGGTTGGCATTGGCATCCTCGTGTGCGGCGCTTGCTACGATGTGCCGCAACCATTCTATGCGCGACCGCTCATAAAAAATGACCCCATTCCAGTAAGAAATCCCCGCCCGCCCCTTCCAGAACCGGAATAATCTTGCTATAGTCCCCTTGTTATTCGGAGATAAAAATGCGGACGATAGTTGTTACACAGGCTGCGGTTGGCTCATCGGCCCCTGCAATCCTTGATTACTATGGTGGCCCTGACGTGGCGCTTCAGGTTGACATTCTCAGCGGCACTCCGAACTGGACGGTGCAGCAGACGTTGCAGAATCCGAACGACGCATCGGTGACTCCGGTGTGGTATGACCATTCAGACACGAACATGGTTGCGCAGACTGTTGGCAGACAGAGCAACTATGCGTTCGCGCCGATGGCCGTTCGCGTCAACGTCAATGAGGCCAGCAGCGGCGCTGTTCGGCTTACCGTATTGCAGAACGGCCCTCCGGGTCTCCGCTGATGCTTGGCGGGCTGTGGAGCGACTCAACTGGCCTCGGCGGCGGGGCTGGCATCTGGGGTAGCATTACCGGCCTCTCCGGCGGCGGTGGTCTGTCTCCGTCTGGTGGCGTGACTCCGCCGCCTGCGCCCGTGACGGGCGACGCTCTTAGCCTCACGATTGTCAGCGGAACGGTGGCCACAGACAACCCGTTGGCCAGCCCGAACCTTAACGGCAATGCCGTGCAAATCCTGTTCAAAGGCATGGGACGCCGCGACCCTATCAACGACCCGATTTGCGACCCATCATCGCTGGTGCTTACGGTTCAAGACCCCGGCTTCGACCTTGTCGGCGGCGTCATCACCGCCATCACCCGCACTCGCACCATTCGCGGCACGCTGCCGGTCAAGCAGCCGTTTCCGCAAACGTGGACGGCCAGCACGGCTATCCCGGCGCGCAGCTTCCGGTCTAATTTGGCCGCCGACACCCGCGCCTATTACAACGCCAGCGGCGGCACAACTGGCACTACCATGCCGCCAGGAACCGTTGATGGCGACACGTCGAGCGATGGCCTGCTGAATTGGGTATTGATGCCCATTACGGCATTGACCGGCTGCATTGAAACCGTGTCTGGTGACGACGTTTTGGTAACGGTGGCGTTGAGCGAGCCGTTGCATCCTAATTCGGTTGTTACGGCGTGGTCGATTGGTGCAAGCGCATATCAGGCCAATGGCGTAGTAAGCCTCGCCAGTTCGGGGACAAGCGCCACCGTTCTAAGCGCGTCAACCTTGCCATACCCGACACCGGGCATTGTCAGCCTGTCGCCTCCGCATCGCCTGTTCCAAGGCGCGGCGGCGGCTTCGATTGACCCGGAATATGCCGTTGTTGACGCGGCAGGCCGCTTCTCGACCATTGGCCAGATGATTGCTGGGGCGCGTTTCCGGGTTATCACGTTGACCAACAGCGAATTGGTAGGCTGGCAGTCTGTGACGCAGCCGGTGTTGTCCAATTTCATCACGGCGTCCAGTCCCGGCGGTTTCGCCGTCGAATGTTTCCGTGCCAGCTTGGATTGTTCCGGCGTCGTCGCGGGCGATGCTTATGTTGAAGCGGAGTTCTACCCGTTCATGGGGCCGATGTTTGCGACCCGGACGCGCGGCGATGGCCACGATTGGATTGCATCAACGGCGGTCTATACCGGCGAAATCGTGCGGGGCAGCGGCAACAATTATTATCTCTATACGACCGGCGGCGTCACGGGAACGACCATTCCTTCGCACGGCAGCGGCTCGGCAACCGATGGCACCGCGACGGCTGCGTTTTACGGCAGTCTGCCAATTCATCCCATGTCGCGCAACGTCCCGGCGCGCTGGCATTTCTATAATGACCCGTCGAGCGCCTACCGGACGGGCCATGCGCACGTCAACGCGACCGGCAGCAACCAGGGCACTCCGACTGCGCATCCGACCTATGCCGCCGCTCGCGCGGCGTTCTTGGCTGGCAACAGCTTTGGCAATATCAGGCTCGCGGCGGATGCCATCATCGCGTATAACAACAACGGGGGCGTTGCGCCTTTCCACAATGACTGCGGCGGCGGCACTGTCTGGCTGACCAATAACGGCACTGGCCATGCGGCGTTCGGGGCGTCAATGGTTAGCTACGCGCGCCCGAGTGTCTGGCTGTCGGTTAAGGCCGACCCGGCGGTTAGCGGCGTCAAGTTTGTTGAAGGCGCCAGCAAGACCTGTAACAATCGGCTTTGGATTGGTGACGGCATTTCGTTCGTTTCCACGACGACTAACATTCTCATCGACCCGGCGACCGATGCAACCACGACCCCGGCGCAAAGCGTTTCCGAGGTGTGGGTTAATGGAGGCACTATCACCGGCTTCAACTCGACAGGCGAAATGGTCGCACGCACGGGTGCAGTCGGCTACACGAATCTGACTATCAGCGGCGGTTTCGTCACGGGCAATCAGAGCAACCGCTCCCACCCGGCGCTGTTCGCTGGCAACAATATCACTGGAGCGCAAATCATCAAGGCAACCAACATCGCCGGTTGCAGAACCGTTGGCAATACTCAAATTAGAGACCCGCGCGCGAATGGCTCCCCGCTGGCAATGGCCATCAACATCATTGATACGCGGGTTCAGGGATTGCCCGGCACAACCTCTGGCCCGCTGATTAACCTCGCTACCGGAACCGTCGGCGATGCCGTTCCGGTTTACGGCGTGAACCTGAGCGGCGTTCTTGGCGAGGTTTGCGCACCTTTGGCAAATGACAAGGTATGCCAGATTGCAGCCGATGGTGCGCTTATTGGGATTAGCCAATGCGTCAAGGTAGCTTGCACTGAAGTCGGTGACCGCAGCAACGGCCCCTACAATGACCAAGGGCGGGCAAACTATTCGACGAACTGGTATGAGTTCAACAGCATCACCACCTACCGCAACGTGGTCTATGATAGCACTAACCACGCCAATTCGGGGCGCAAGGGCATCGCGTGTCAAAACTACGGCGCTGTTTATAGCGTAGGGTTCACGCGCAACCTTAATCTGCTCGGCTCGCAGGGCGGCGTTGGCCTTACCCCGTCAACCTATTCCGGCTTGCGGGCTGGCACGGATAGCTTCTTTAACCGCTTCACGACCGCCACCGTGTCGGCACAGTTTGTTGATGACAAAACATCTATGGGAACCGGCAGCGGAACGGGCGGCGGTGACTATCACCCAGCAACGGGTGCGGTCGCTATAGGCATGGCAAGTCGCCAGCCGCGCCGCTTTGCGCTTGATGGGGCGATACGCCTTACCAACGGCACGGGCGCTATCGGGGCCTTTGAGCGGCTATGACGACGCTACCCCTCTTTCCGATTGGCAGGCGATAGTGCAGGTTCCGATTCTAAGCGGCATTTACACGGACAACGGCCCGGACTTTCGCACGTCCTATCCGGTGAACCTCGTGCCCGTGCCAAAGACCAACGGCATTGCCGATGGCTTTTTGCGACCCGCTGATGGCATTATCGCCAATGGGGAAGGCCCTGGCGTTGATCGCGGCGGCATCAACTGGAACGGCGTTTGCTATCGCGTCATGGGGCCTAACCTTGTCAGCATCGCCGCCAATGGCGCGGTAACAATCCTTGGCAACGTCGGCAATGACGGCAATGACGTGACGCTCGATTATAGTTTCGACCGCCTCGTTATCGCGTCCAATTCCAACCTGTTCTATTGGTCACCCGGCGCCGGCTTGTCGCAAGTGACCGACCCCGATCTAGGCCCGGTCATAGACGCTGTATGGGTCGATGGTTACTACATGACGACCGATGGCGAGTTCATCATTGTCACGGATTTGAGCGACCCGTTTGCCGTCAATCCGTTGAAATACGGCTCATCGGAAATCGACCCCGATCCGGTGCTGGCGCTGCTTAAATTGCGCAACGAGATATACGCGCTCAACCGCCATACCATCGAAGTTTTCGATAACGTCGGCGGTGACCTGTTCCCGTTTCAACGTATCGACGGCGCGCAAATCGAGAAGGGCGTTATCGGCACTCACGCCTGTTGCGTCTTTCTGGAAACGTGCGCTTTCCTTGGCGGCGGGTTCAATGAAGCGCCAGGTATCTATCTTGGCGGCAATGCGACGGCAAACAAAATCAGCACACAAGAAATCGACATGATCTTGCTGGAGTTCACCGAGGCGCAACTTGCTAACGTCAAGCTGGAAGCGCGCAACGACCGGGCGCATCAATACCTGTATGTCCACCTGCCCGATAGGACGCTGGTATTCGACGGCGAGGCCACAAAGGCGCTTGAACAGCCGGTGTGGTTCACGCTGACGAGCGCTCTTGCCGGGTTTGGTCAGTATCGCGCGCAAAGCCTTGTCTGGTGCTATGACAGATGGCTTGTTGGCGATCCCGCGTCGCCGGCAATCGGCTATCTCGACAGGAATGTTTCGACGCATTGGGGCGATCATGTGCGTTGGGAGTTCGGCACGACGATCCTCTATAACGAGGGGCGCGGCGCTATCGTGCAACAACTGGAGCTTGTCAGCTTGACGGGTTCGGTAGCGTTCGGCAGCAATCCCGCAATTAGCACGTCCTATTCGACCGATGGCCAGACGTGGAGCCAGCTTAAGTTCATCAATGTCGGCACTACTGGCG